GTTGGTATTGGGTAAGAGCAAGTTTAGTGCCCATAACAACCAATTCAGTTTCAAAATTAGCCATCATAAACTCAAAAAAGTTATTGACTTGATCGTTCCAGTCTTTGGCATTCTTGTCCGAAGCGTCCTTGAGCTCATAGCACAATGATACAGTTAGGCTATACATTGCTGAGATCTCTTTGGTCTTGAGCTCTTTTACCTTGCCTTTAAGGATGTCAGTAGGATTGGGCAATTTGCTGGACACTTTACGGTGTGCCATAAACTTGATTGCCAAACCTTCACCAACAGCACCCGCGGTCAAGTCAGTAAGAGTATCTGTGCTCTCATCATCATCAAATAACAGCTCGCTTACAAAGGTCCAGCTACGAGGAGTAGCAAAAGCTCGTGATCCGCCTTTGGGATCAAAGTCGTAGAGGTCTTTCTTGCTAAAAGTAAGGAAGCCGACTACGTCCTTGTGGATACGGTTATCCACAGCCCACTGGAACCAGTCATCCCAATCAACACGCATCTCCAAATGCACAAAACGGTTAGCCAACGGAGCAGGCATACGATAGGTTACGCCCTTGTCAGTCTCACGGTTACCTGCGGCAACAATATGAACATTGTCTGGCAGTCGATAAGTGCCAACACGGCGATTCAAAACCAACTGATAGGCAGCTGCCTGAACAGCAGGAGCCGCAGAGTTCATCTCATCCATGAACAAGATAATCATGTCATGTTTAGCAGCCATTTCGGCATCGGGCAATTCGATAGGAGGAGCCCAAACCATTTTGCTCTCGTTGGAGTCAAAATAAGGAATACCTTTGATGTCAGTGGGCTCCCATAGACTCAAACGGATGTCAATAACGTGAGCACCTAGCTCTTCGCCAATTTGCTTGACTACGTCTGACTTGCCAATACCTGGAGGTCCCCACAAAAACAATGGACGCTTGGCTTTGAACACACGACGGAGGCTGTTTTTAGCTGCCTTGGGACCTACTGTACGGCTTGAAATCTCGCTCATATAAACTCCTGTTAAAAAATGAACGTTGGTTATTTGTTGCTATGTGAGTATTATATGTTATTTAGACATCTATGTCAATGAGTTTTCTACTCATCGTCGTCGTTTTGGTTAGATTTCTTTTGTGCGTTCATGGCCTTAACTAGGCCGAACTTACGAATGTCGTCAGAAAACAACATTAATTCAAAGCTCTTTTTTTCCGAAAATACCACAATCATTTGGTTGGTTAAGTAGTAAGGCGTATCCATATGCCTATCAAAGAATATGATAGTTTGGGGACTAAGGTCAATTGGTTCAGTGAAAGGTATTTCAAAACTTTGAAGTTCCAATTCTTCTGTTAGAAATTTGAATCCTTCATAGTTGAGTCTCAGCCCGCCTACCTCTTTTGAGCGATGACTTTGCCACCATTTATAAAGATGATGCTTGACATTGGCACTGTCAGTGGATCTTTCTTTTTGTTGTAGGAATATTTTGGTATAGGTCTCTTTCGAGATCATTTGATAATTTCACCTTGAGTAAGTTTAACCACTTCAAAATCAGTTGAGTTAAACATTTGGTTTAATTTTTTGGCAAGATTATGAGCATGTCCTGGATTACTAAAACTTACTTTTTTATATTTTGGTCCAGGGTAGCTGGTTATACTGCTAGAACTTTTTAGATTAAATGGAGCACCTTTATAGAACACAGCCCAAATAGCATCTGCTTCTAAAACTTGCTCACTCTTATAGTTTTTTTTATTAACATATTCTAAAAGTATCTTGGGCTTGGGTCTTGACATATGCGTCCTTATATATACGCATATATTTATTAGACTTTAGAGGAAAATCCACCGCCATCCATTTGAACAGTTATAGTTTCTGTTGTTTTGTTGCCCATACTATGTATTAACTGGTCATAGTCTTCTAATAGTTTGGCAGTGAGCTCTGCTAGACAAAAGCTTAAATTTTTAGCTGTTTTGATGTCAATTTTAATTTCACGCTGTTGGCTAAGCTCTGCTGCCTTTACTTGCTGAATAAATTGTTGTATAGGGAGGGTATTAATCGGATTTGACATTTGCCATAGCCTGTTTTAATTCTGTTTCGGTTTTAAACGGTCCTTTATTTTCATAACGTTCTATAGTGATTAATTTCGGACAAAAACTACGAACCCATCCTTTGTTAAATTTAATTGTATAAAATCCTGCACAGTAAAGACTTTTACTTGCTGGACTTTTAGTAAAGAGAGGAAGTTTTCTACGAATATCAAAAATAGGATTATATGGATGGCTACTAGTAGGATAACCATACATTTCCTTTTTTTCTTCATTTGATATTCGTACATTATCAGGAACTTGGAAAAAGTCCGGACCAAAGGTAGATTCGAGGTCGTTTCTTTTTATATGTTTTTCGCCCTCTTTGCTACTAATAAGATATTTGTTTTTTTCAATTTTTTGAAGTAAACCAATTTTTACACCGTTATCTTCAACTAACCAAAACTTTCCATTTACAATAGGTTTAGCTTTTATGTTCATAATGGATACCTTGCTTGAAAGGGTTCAGCATATAGCTGTATACTGTCTGATATTTTTTTCATATCATATAAATTACAAAATTTGAGTAATCGGATACCAACTTGGCTTATATTTTTAGGATCTTGAGTAGCGTGTTCGATGGTATCTGTTATTTCTTTTCTAATATGCTCGGGCTGAGCCGACAAGTCGATAAGCATACGATTACGCTCATAGTCATCTTTGACTCTATGTTCTTGACCTTCATGGTCAGTCCAACGCTGTAGCATAAGGTTGTTCCAACTATAGCCCTTTTTACTACGATCTTCAAAAGCTTCCATTAAACCCACTTTGTTTTTTGTGCCTTTAGTTCTAACACCTGGGTAGGCGCTGAACACATTGTCTCCGCTATCTCCACGCATACATTTTTCAAATAATAACCAATCCGGATTCGGAGCACCTAAAGCTTCTTTGGTTTTCTTATCAAGAACAGGTTTTCCTTTTTTATCAAAAATTCCTTCGTGTGTAGTGGTAGTTTCCATTACACCATTGTATTGGCTTACGTTGGGAGCAATAAGCTGATGAAAGTCGCTATCTGTGCTGATAATAACATGATTGTCCATGGGATGTGTTTGAATAAACCCTGCGATAAGGTCGTCTGCTTCTAACACGGAATTATGTAATACAGTGCAATTAGTTTTTTCACTGATAAATTCTTTGAACTTGTCAAAAGTTTCCCAGAATAATTTATCTTCTTCTTGTTCTTTTGCTGTCATAGCGTCTCGAGTTTCTTGACGATTGCGCTTATATGGTTTATAAACATCCTTACGCCAGCTACGACCTTCTAGACAGAATACAACATGGTCACCTTTAAAATCGGCCCATGCCTTTTTGATACTGTTAAACATGATATGGAGAGCCATGCCTACCTTAATATCTGCATCGCCTCTAACTACATGTCGGCTACGAAAGAATGTATTAGCAGTATCTACAAGAATATAGTTCATGATACTTCAGATTTGCCTTTTGCTATTGGAACTACGTTAATAAAACCTGCGCCACGATTTGGATCTAGTCCTTCTTCTGTTAACATATTACGAACAATGTCTCTAAACCAACGATCTACAATTTCTTCTTCGGGATCACCTTCAAACCCATATCCTGCTTGTCGTAATTGTATAATAAAATACTCATTCCAGTCAAGCTCAAAAAAGCCATTTCTTACATTATCTTTGTTTACTTTTGTATCTAATACTGCCACCCAAGGTTCTTTACGAGCTGTAGCACGTTCTTTTGGAGTTAATTTTGCTTCTTCTTCTTTAGCCAATGCTTCTTCAGCACGAGCAACTGCTTCATTTTTGAGACGCTCTGCTTCTTGGACTCGTGCCTGTGTTTCGGCTATGGCACGTTCCATTTCCGTAATACCAAAAACCTTTTTAAAAAACTGCTTCATTAGGTTCCCCATTCATTTTTGAATAGAGGAACTTGTAGTCTGTCACTGTAACGCCATCCTAATTTCATAGCAAATTCCGCTACTCGACGATTATTTAGCGAATACACATTTTCAACACCGCCAATGGGCATAAGATAAACTGGACCAGCGAATCCGTGATCTCTAAAAGCTTTTGTGGCAGTTTCTGCATCTGCTAAATCTTCCTCTGTAGCAATAACAAACTTGAGATAAGTGTAGCCCACATCTTCATAGTCACGAACAATATTAGGCTTAATTGCATCGTCCCAAGACTCACCACTGTTAGGAAGCTTGGCGCTTATGCTAAATGTTAAAGAATGTTTAGTTCTTCCATTTTCTGAAGTCCAATTTTGTAAATATTTTTTAAATGGTTTAGATAATGGTTGAGTTCCATTAGTTTCAAATGTTAATTCAGGAAGCCATTTCATTAAATCATGATTTAGCAAATCTGGATAGCTTTTTTGCCATCCTAGTAAAGGCTCTCCACCAGTTATAACTAAATGCTCATCTACCCAATTACCTTGAGGCAACATTGTTTTAATTGATTCTGCAATGCTGTCTGTGGTTAGGATAGGAGAAAAGTCTTTAAATTTAGGATCCCAGCTTGCATAACTATCGCATCCGGTGCTAACAAGCGGAAGGTCTTTATAATCTTTAAACTCTTTTTTACGTTTAGCTATAAGAACACGTTCATCTGATAGTTCGCCTCTGGGCATTCCAAATCCACTACAGGTAAAATTACAACCAAATACCCTTAAAAAAATACTTGGAACACCCATGTAACGGCCTTCACCTTGTATGCTATAAAATAGCTCACTTACTTTTAATTTTGACATTTTGTTTTTCTCTAAAAATTTCTACATCCCTAATAGCAGATTGTAACACATTGGCATAGTTTAATGCAGCCTGTTTGGATAAAATGATAGTGCTTTCGCCACTAATATATCCAGTGAACAGTAGTTTAAAAATATGACTCCATCTATCCTTGCTCCAAAAGTTTGTTTTAGTATTAGTATAGATAGTCACGCTTACATCACTATCATCTGCCTCGATATCAATAGTATGATTATGATCCAAGTCGCCACAGTGACAAACAGCCTGATACATTTTGCTACTGCCCCAGTCATTTACTCGTAATATACCTTGTGCTGGAGTTTCTGCTGTCATGTCTTTAAATTTTCCAATGTAGCGATTTTAGCAATGCGTTCTCCAAAGTCTTGATCGTTGGTAATAATATAAGTTTGGTTATGATTACGATCTTTACCACGATCATAATACCTAAACTCTACTACCTTACCACCAACAGCATTATATACTCTAAAGTTAAGCACAGGGTCAGCACATAAACTTTCGCTATCTGATACAAGTTGAGGGGACTCCTTAGATAAACTTATCGAATCATCGTTAAGCCACTGTCTTATCCATCGTTTTAATTTTCTCATTAATGTTCCTCTAATAGTGTTCTTTCTTCTTTAAGCCAATACAATTCCACAGACTTTTTTGCCGAGTCTTGAGTGATATAGTGTCCAATATGCTTATCACTGCTATTGGTAAACGGAAATTCATCCTCTAAAATTTTGCTACACCAAATAGTGTTATTATTAACATACTGCCATACTGAACCTAATATTCTGCCATCTGTTTCTCTATAGTAGTAAGATACTTGGCTATCACTTCTCCAACTATAATTCATTCTTCGTCCTTGAAATTATCGCTAATATAACTGTTGATGTTATCGCCGATATCATACCCCCAGTTCCAATTGTTGTCATTGGCTTCAGTCCATTCGTCACTATCTACTTCAGCCTCAATACAGCCTTCAATTCCTTGGGCGAACCAGTCGGCAAAGATTTCTGGATCAATCCAACCTTCGTGATCTACCACTCCGTGTTTGGTCAGTATATCACGTATCATGTCTATGTTTGTAGAACCGTCGATACA